ACTCGGCGATGTTGTCGAAGTAAGCCGTAAACTGACCACTGCCACGGAAGTCGCCGACGCTGATGCTGCTCGCGGTGTATTCGCCGACGTTGCTGCGCGCCTGGCTGTTGTTTTGCCACGAGAAGTTAATCGTCTGGACGCCAAACTCTGCGCCCGCGACGTTGACCATGGGCACGTTGTTGGTGGCGTCTACGACCTCAGTCGTGGGCGCGGCAGTGAACGTGCCCGAGCTTTGGCTGGTCGGCAGAGATCCAAGGCTGGTGACAAGCGCCTCGCTACCGACACCGATCGTGCCAAAGGTGCCCGTGATGATGCCCTTGTTGCTCAAAGCAAAGCTGCACGAGTCGATGGTCTCCTCGCCAAACCACTCGAAGCGGTCGTAGCTCGACGAGCCCGGCGCGTAGAACGAGCGCAGCATGGCAAACGTCTTCTGCGTGTCGCCGTTCTTGATCGTGACGCCACGCTTGGCCGTGACCGTGCCAACCGCGACTCCAGCGGGCTTGCTGATGTCGACAATCAGGTCGGTCGTGATTGACGTGATGCGCGCATACCACGTAGCCGCCGCGCTGTCCGTGATTCGGATCACGTCGCCGACCTCAAAGCCGGTGACCGATGCGCCACTGAGCGTTGTCGTGGTCCAGGTCCAGCCCGCCGTGCTTTGCGCCGCACCAGCCGCAGGAGCGTAGATTGACGCCTTGAGCAGCTCCCAGAACGCGTCGCTCGCAGCGGTCGGCACCTGGGTTTCAAACGGGATGCTGAGAGCCGACTGCGGCCCGACCAGCTTGATGCCAGCCGGGTTGCGGTTGTTGCGAATCAGCTGTGACTCAACCGTCTGGTTGGCCGGACCACCGCTGACGCCTGGCTTGGCGACGTTGAGGTTGTACCAGGTCGAGTTGGCTGGCGTTGTGCCAGGAGTCGACTGCGGGAAGATCGAGAACCGGCTGCTGCTGATCGAGGCCATTAGGCGAACTCCTGAACGCGGAAGGGGATGGTCACGACCTGCAACCAGAGACCGTCATCGAGCGTCGGTGGCGCGCTGACGTAGGGCGGGTCGAAGTGAATCACAGGCGGACCAAGCAAAGTCACGCCACGGAATGCGTCAACGATTGCATCGACGAGGCCGAGCTGCGTGCCGTCGCCAGCACCAAGCGGCTCGAAGAGCTGGACCAGCGCCACGCCGGTCACGCGGTAGGCGCTGCCTGCACCGGCAAGCGTCAGTTGCTCGGCTGCTCCCATGCGCACCGACATGCGGCACCAGCGACCGGACGCGGGCAGCGTCGCGTTAGGCACGTTGTCCCATACGGTCGGAAGCGACTCGGCAACGGTGACCAGCGTGTTGAACCGCTGGCGCACAAGCGAGACGGCGGTGGTCAGCGAACTAGCCAAGGGTTGCCTTGTATTCGACGATGGTGTTGTTGAGCTCGGCAACGGTCAACGCGACCATGCCGCCCGGTGCTTGCGTCGACCAGCCATCCTCAAGGCGCTGCGCGTATGGCAGGCCGTTGACGATGTAAACGACGCCGTAGGGCTCGAGGGTGCGCAAACGAGCGTCGGCTTCTGACACGGCCTTCTCTGCTGCCGCAGAGTCGCCACGGCGTCCTGGTGACTTCTGGCCGGTGATGCCAGCCCCAGGAGAACCAACCGACAGTTGCCACGCGCCACGGAACTGGCCGCCGACGTAGCCCTTGGGTGGTTTGCTCTTCCACAGATCGGGATTGCCGACCGGCGTCTTGAGAATGACACCACGCAACGCCGCCAAGCTGATGGCGCGGGTGACCTCGGCCACGGCAACCGGCAGCTCGTTAGCGACGAGCTTGCTCAAGTCGATCGAGAACTGGCGCGCGTTGTCGGCGTTCGTCATGGCGCGCCCTCTTGCAGCGTGAGCTCGTAAGCGACCAGCGTCAAGCCGACTTCGAGACGCCCGACCACGGTGATCGTGTAGACCTTGCCGCCGGTCGCCAGCTTCTGCCCAGCCTGGATCGTGAACGTGACGCCCTGCGCCGGGATCACGACCTGCGCCGTGCCTCGCGGCTGGCTGTCCGCATCGACGCCGCGCGTGGCGTTGTAGGGCGGCGAAGCCAGCACCGTGTAGTTGGTCGGCGTGCGCGTCGTGTTGCCGGTCGCCACGTCGTAGCTGTCCGCGTAAGCCGTGATGGTCACGCTACGGCCCACCTCGGCGGTCGCCGCGTAGACGTCGGCCAGGAGCTGCGTCACATCGACGCTCATCGGCGTGCCCAGCCTCCAGACTCGATTAAGCCAGCGACTTGGAACAGCCGGTCGACGATCACGAACTTCTTGGACGTGTCCTTTGTGCCCGCATAGGTCTTGCTGATCGAGATCGGCCCGACGCTGACGCTGTCTTCGAGCACGTTGGACGCTGCCGCTGTGTCCGCGAAGAACTGCGCGCTGTCTTCGAGGTAGCGGCGTGCGATCTCCGCCGTGGCTCGTTGCAGAGCAAGCGGAACGCCGCTGATGTCCTCGCCCTGCCGGTCGTAGGCAAACGATCGCGGCCATTCGAGCGCCTGCGTGTTGACCGAGCGCAGGCCAACGAAGCGGTCGCCGTAGGTCTGGTCGATCCAGAACGTGGCGCGCATCAGAGCACGCTCGCGCTGGATCTTGTCCGCCGCGTCCCATGCCGTGTTGCCGCCTTGGTTCTGGAAGTAGGTCGTGCAGAACAGCTCGGTGGCGTAGCTGTTGGCCGTCGCACTGCCGGTGCCCGTCTCGACCACCAGCGCGCTCTCGTATGCGCCAACGTCGAGCTGCTCGGTGATGTTGCGCCACAGCGAGAAGGCGCGGTATTCCAGCAGCGTGATGCCTGCCGCGTCATAGTGCGCCGTGTCGCCCGAGATCTTCGTGGCGTCGTCCATCTGCACCGTGCGCATGTAGCGGTCTTCCGCTGCGCACAGTTGGATGGCCGAGTTGATGGTCGCCGCGAACGGCCACGGCGTCGTGGTGATCAGCGGCTGCACCCAGGGGATTGTGGCTTCGGTGCCTGCGTAGAGGCCCGCGTCCTTGATCGCTCCGCGCACCTGGGCCTTGAACGTGGTCAGGTTGCGGTAGTAGCGCTCGGCTTGGTCGAGGAACGAGCCGTCGCCTTCGCCTTGCACGAAGAACACGCCGAGGCACTCCAGCGTGTTGCCTTCGCGCTGCGCCGCGAGCTTGGCCGCGTCCAGCGTGTCGATCAGTCGCTGGTAGAGGTTGTTGCGGTCGCCTGCGCTCCAGCTCGTGTGCTGGTTGGGATCAAACCAGCCGATCGAGACCACCGCGGGTGACGCATCCAGATACCAGTCTTGCTGCGCAAGGTAGGTTCCGTCTACCGCGAGATTCACCACGTAGATGATGTCGCCGACTTGCTCCTGCAACCGATTGGCAAGGCCCGTGTGGTATGCAGCTCGCGCGCTCAACGCGAACGGCGAGCCCGCGCCGTAGAGATAGCTCTCGCCGACGAACGGCTGGTAGAACTGCGGCGTGGCGATGTGGTTCGGGTAGTTGAAGCCAGGTGGGTAAGGGTTGGCCTTCTGCAACCGCCGCACAAAGCTGCTACCAGACAGTGCCACGTAACTCGCGCCGATCGTGAACGTGGTCGCGGTCTTTGCAATCACCGGCCACGTGCCTTGGTAGGCGGCCTGCCCGGTGATGTTGACAAACGATCCAACCGTGATGACGTCGCCGTGCGCTGCGGTCAGCTCAGTCAAGCCGACGCCAGCAGACGCCGCAGCAGTGATCGCCAAGTTGGCCGTGACCGTGCGCCCCTCAATCGGCGACCATGGCAGGAAGTAGGCCCACTTCTCAAACGGCACGTCAACCGCGCCAACCGGCGGCGGTTCAATCACGAAGGTGTCGCCAGCGTCTGGGTGCTGTGGCAACGCCTCGCTGAAGGTGATCTTGACCGTCGGTGGTGCGCCTGCGACGTCGTTGGCAATGCCTGCGTCAAGCGTGATGCTGCTGACATAGCGGACGAGTCCGACGTTGTTCTGGTGCGTGCTTGAGGTGCAGCGCACGCGAAGACCCGCCAGCGATCCGTTCCAGCTACCGTCAGTGCCGAAGTCGTCGCCGTATCGCGGTTCAAGGCAGATGTAGTTGCCAGCTCCGCTGTTGATACCAACGACATGCGGGTATGTGATCTCTTCGCCAATCACCGGCGGCGGATCAAACG